CAAGATCAACTTGACGAATGGTTATCTGACCTATCAATACTACTTCGCCTCAATGAAGCCTACGCCGCCACCAACTACTGGCCAATGAATGATATGTCCTGTGACAAATTCGGCGGCTGTCGGTTTCGGGAAATCTGTTCCAAATCCCCCGACGCCCGACACCGCTTTCTATCTTCCGACTTCACCCAACTCCCAGAGGAAGACCGATGGAACCCACTGAAACCCCGCTAATATGCCCCGTTTGCAACCGTGACATATCCATCCGCCCCGGCAAAGTACTTAGATGTGGAGAAACAAAATGTCCCCTATGGAGAATAGGCTTCGCCCCCGCCCTTGGTCCCAAGTCGAGGACGACTACCTCCGCGACTACGCCAAACAAGGCCTCACCGCAAAACAAATCGCAACCCGTCTCGGCCGCACTCGCAACTCCATCATCGGCCGCACATATAGGATAGGCGCATGGTTAAGGAAATTCGGAACGAGCCAGGACATATACGGTACATCTTCCAAACGACAATCGACGAAGCAGGAAAAACCTACTTCCGAACCTGCCACGCAACCTTCTTCGCCGAAAACGATTTCAAAGAAAATGACCGGGTTACACTTACGATTGAGAGGGTACTAACCAATGTTTGTCCAGATAGTGATCACCAAATCTGAAACCGGCACCTTTAAACTCGTCTTCTTCGATGAAGGTGGCGTGGTGTTCACCGAGCGCATGACCGACCAACAAATCGCCGACACCATCTTCACCAGCTTACAAAACCTAAGGGCACCCAACATTGACCTCCCTCGCTGATCACCACTCCACCTCAATCGTCAAACTGCTACTATTGGGAGACGCCAAAGTTGGAAAAACTGGCTCACTCGTTAGCCTCGTGGCTGCTGGTTACAAGCTGCGCATCTTGGATTTTGACAATCTACTCGATTATTTCTACCAACTCGTCAAAGAACGATGTCCAGACAAGCTTACCAACGTTGACTATAGAACTCTCCGTGATCCTATTCGTGCAGGTTCTGCTGGCGCTGTCATTGCTGGCAAGCCTGCAGCCTGGATAAACGCGATTAAAATGCTCGACAACTGGAAATACGATGATGTGGACCTTGGTGTACCTGCCTCCTGGGACAGCGATAGCATCCTCGTTATTGATAGCTTGTCCCGGCTATGTGACGCTGCCTACGACTTTCATGAAGCCACCATCCCCCACGGCAAATCGGGCGACTTCGACGGCCGCGCAGTCTATGGCAACGCCCAAGACGACGTCGAGAAAGTCCTAGGAATGCTAACCTCCCGTAGCTTCAACACCAACGTCATCGTCATCTCCCATGGCATGTATATGGACCTGCCGGATGGAAGTAAGAAAATCTTCCCTCAAGGTGTTGGGCAGAAGCTCAGCCCCAAAATCCCACAATACTTCCCCAACTACATCCGCTACAAAATGGACGGTCAAGGCAAGCGCACGATTCAACTCGAGTCCGACAACATGATCGCGCTAGCCTCCGCCCGTAAACTCCCCGCCGCCCTCCCATCCGACACCGGCCTCGCAGAATTCTTTGCCGCCTTTCGAGAACCACCGGCAAAGCCCCGTCCCACGGTTCTCCCCCTCCAACGAAAGCCCATGTAAATGGCAGAACGCCACTTCAACCCCGAGTCAATGTTCAACAAAGGCCCTCCAGCCCCAACACCCAACATCATCACCCTCGAACAACTCCTCCAATACCACGCGTATTTCAAATCTGTCCCTGAACCATCGGAGGTAATGGCCGAAATCATCGCCCAAATGGAACAACGCCTTCTCACCATCATTTCCTCATTCAACGCAGGTACCATTCAATGAACATGAACTCCACATCCTTCGCCTCAATCCTTGACGCCGCCCCCGATCACGTCGAACTTCCCAAAGCCCTACCAGAAGGTTCCTATCGTGGCGTGGTCGGCGCAGCAACCTACGACAAGTCCAAGCAAAAAGGCACGCCCTTCGTCCGCTGGCCCATCTCCAACATCCAGCCGGTCGAAGCCCCTAAGTCTATGACAGATGAAGAGTTCGACGAAGCAGTCGAAGCGGCCGGTGGCACCGAGGACAAAACCATGGACCACACCATCTACCTGACCGAGAAAAATGCATTCCGCCTCGACCAGTTCCACCAGCACTGCGGGCTCGACCTTCACATCGCCGCATCCCGCCGCGCCCGTAACGAACAGGTCATGAACTACGAAGTCGGTTTCATCGTGGAACACCAAATCCCCGAAGGCGCTGATGCCGATGATCCGGAAACCCCCCGTTACGCCCGTATCGCCCGCACCTTCGCCTTGGAGGGATAAATGACAGACAGCCCCACGTTCCAAAGCTTCAACCCAACAAAAGACTCAAGGGTTGATGACATAAAAGTCGCCACCGACAACCTCATAGAGATGGTCAAGAAGTATCGTAACGACACCAACGAAGGTGCCCGACGTGCTGCCCTCGCCATCACCAACTACGAGCAAGCCGCAATGTGGGCTGTGAAGGCCTGCTTTAGCTAAGCTCAGGGTCCCCTCAACTTACCCCTAGCTGAGGCAGGAGTCATGCCCCGCTGAGTTGACTGGAGGGGAAGGAACCACGCACCTTCCCCTCCAATTTCGGAGAAAGCCCAAATGTCCATAATGATCATCGGCGAAGCTTGGGGCGCTGAGGAAGCCCGGCTTGGTCAGGCCTTTGTCGGGAGTAGCGGCGGCGTCCTGATCAAAATGCTCTCCGAAGCCGGGATCATCACCCTCGACGCCACCGACAAATTCCACATCTCCCAATACTACCGCACCCGCAATCCAAAATACAACGCCAAAATCTGGGAGCGCCATAATGATATCCATTGCACAAACGTGTTCAATCTCCACCCAGATGGGAACGATTTGGGGACATTGTGTGGACCTAAGTTTCTCGCCTTGGATGATTACCCTGCTCTCGTCAAGTCAAAATACATCTCCCGTCAATATGCCCCAGAACTCGATCGCCTTGCCGGCGAACTACTCAATCTCAACCCCAATCTGGTCATTTGCCTTGGCAATACTCCTCTCTGGGCTCTCTCTGGCCGAACTGGTATCAAGAAATTTAGAGGAACGACGTTTCTCTCTAGCCACTGCGCTGCTGACTTTAAATGTCTTGCAACTTACCACCCTGCTTATATTCTACGTCAATGGAAAGATCGCTCTATAGTAATCGCCGACCTAATCAAAGCCCATCGTGAGTCCACCACCCCAACCATAACGAGGCCCGAACGTGAAATCTGGATCGAACCAACCCTGGCCGACATTCGACGTTTCATCGTGGAAATCATCAACCCGCGACGAAATCTCCCACTCTCTGTCGATATTGAGACATCTGGTTCACGAGTTACATGCATTGGGCTCGGGTACTCCGACATTGCCATCGTTATTCCCTTCGATGACGCCAGAACAAAAGATCGAAGTTATTGGCCGACTTGCGAAGCTGAGCGAGATTGTTGGGTCCTTGTGCGCGGAGTGTTGGAAGACAGATCATTCCCCAAACTCTTCCAAAACGGACTATACGATATAGCGTTCCTCTACCGTTCCATGGGCATTCGCGTAATGGGCGCAGCGGAGGACACCATGCTCGCCCATCACGCGCTGCAACCAGAAATGATCAAAGACCTGGGCTTCCTCGGGTCCGTCTACACCGACGAGGGTGCATGGAAACACATGGGCAAGCGCCAAAAAACTATCAAAGGTGACAATTGAGGATCATCCGCACCCATGAGGTAGACCCTGAGTCATTTGATGACTGGTCACAAAGCCAGATTTACAACGGTTTGGACGTAGCTCAAACCGCCTCCATCTGGCACGCCATCTCCCCCCAACTCGACAACCAAACGAGGTCAACCTATGAATTTTCCAAATCCCTCCAAGGTCCAGTGCTCGATATGCGGCTTAGAGGTTGCCTTGTTGACATGGCTCGGCGAGACGAGGTCATCGATGAATTCTCGGAACTATTGGATCGACTTGAAAGGGACCTGGACAGTATCGTGCTACGAGGCGTTGGGATGTCGTCGTTTAACTGGCGCTCCAACCCCGACCTCCAGCGCCTGTTCTACGACTACCTCGAACTGCCAGAAGTCCTCAAGCAAGGCCGACCAACCACAGACCGAGGCGCCCGGGAGCAACTAGAGGTCTACCCATCCGCCACACAGATTGTTCGCCACATCAACCTCATGACAGAACTCGGAGATAAGATCAGTGTCCTTAGAACAGAAATCGATCCAGATGGGAGAATTCGCACAAGCTATAATATTGCTGGGACTGGAACTGGGCGCTTTAGCAGCAGCCTATCCGAATTTGGTACAGGGGGAAACCTCCAAAACGTGGAAGAGAGTCTTAGATCAATATTCATTGCTGACCCAGGCTATAAATTTGCTAAATTCGACGCCAAGTCCGGCGAGTCCTTCTGTGTCGGCGCCATCGAATGGAACCTGTTCTCCGACCCCCACTTCCTCGACGCCTGTGAGTCTGGCGACCCTCACACAGCAGTTGCTAGACTATGTTGGCCAACACTTGCATGGACAGGGGATCTTCAGAGAGACCGTGCAATTGCCGAACAACCCTTCTATCGACATTACTCTTACCGCTTCACTTGTAAAAAGCTCGGACACGGGTCAAATTACGGTGGACAACCTCCAACTCTCAGTGCGCAGACGCGATTGGATTTGGAAATCGTAAACGCCTTCCAACCCAAATACTTCGCCGCCTTCCCCGCCCATCTCATGTGGCATGAGTGGACCAAGGAGCAACTTAAACATTCCGGCATCCTCACCACCCTCACCGGCCGACGCCGCCACTTCCACGGCCGCCGCACCGACCCCAAAACCTTCCGTCAAGCAATCGCCTTCGATCCACAAGGTTCCCTCGCCGACATCGTCAACACCGCAATGCTCAACATCTGGCGCAAAAACCTAGCCGTCATCATGTTCCAAGACCACGACGCAATCACCTTCATGTACCCCGAACAAACCGAAGATCAAATCATCCCCATCCTCAAATCAAACCTCCTCGTTCCCATTGAACTCAACAATGGGCGGGTACTCTCAATCCCCTACGATTGCGAAACTGGCTGGAACAAAGGGAAATATGATGCCGTCAAAAATCCCGACGGACTTAGAGAATTTACTGGACACGACACGAGGCGTCGTTCCCCGAAAGTGCCAATCTTGGATCGGGTCATTTGTCGCCGAAACTGAAAACCTCGGCGCGCCCAAAATCTGGCGGCAATGGGTGGCGATCAGTTCAATCGCCGCAGTCTTGGAGCAACGGGTATGGCTACAAACAAGCAGC